CTACATGGTGCCTACATGCCCGCCGCCGTCGTCCGGTGCGGCGTCGCGCATGGTGTCGGCCTTCCACCTCTCAACCCACGCGCGCATCCACAGGTTCTTGCCGCCCACCCGCTTTGGCTTCGGGAACGATCCGTCATCGATGCGGCGGTACAGCGTGCGGCGCGATAGCGCAGTGGTCCGCGCGACCTCGGCGATGTCCACCAGGTCCGTGGGGCTGCTTTCAGTCCCGGCCATCTTCGGGCGCCTCCCGCTTGTCGGTGTCGGCGGCCGCGCTGATCAGTACCGGCGGCGGAGGTAGCGCGGGTGGCGGCACCAGGCGGAGGCGGAAGCCGAGCTTGCCCAGCAGCAAGCGGAACGGGCCGCCGGCCTGCTGCTGCTCGAGCTCGGCCACGCGCGCGCGCAGGCCCCCGTTCTCTTCCTGCAGCTCGCGGATCCGGGCACGCAGCGTGTCCTTCGTCGGCTGTTTCATCTTGAACGTGCGGCGCGGGGCCGGGGTCAGTCTCATGGGGTCGGTCATCGTCGGTCCTCAGCGCGCCCCGCGGGCGCGTTCCAGTGCGTTGCTGGCCAGCACCTGGCTGGCGCCGTACCGCCGCATCACCTGCGGCACAGTCAGAAAGGGCAGGCCGGGGAAGGTGGCCAGGGCCTGGGCGATCACGCTGCTGCGCCGGCGCACAGGCACCAGTCGCAGCAGCGGCAGCTCCGGCAGCTGGTCCTCGGGCAGGGGCTCCAGCACCAGCGGCACGCCGGGGCGATAGCCCCAGCCGGCCGGCGCGGAGGGGAAGGTGGGCGCCGCGCTCATGCGACCCCCAAGGCCAGGCCGGGAGGCTGGGAACGGATACGCTCGGCGGCCAGCGCCCCGTAATGCGGGTTGAGCTCGCAGCCGACCCAGGCGCGGCCCAGACGCTCGGCGGCCACAGCGGTGGTGCCTGCTCCAAGGAAAGGGTCCAGCACCACACCGCCTGGCGGGGCGCCTGCGAGGATGCAGGGCTCTACCAGCTCCACCGGGAACGTGGCGAAGTGCTCGCCGCCGTAAGGGCGGGTCGGGACCGTCCACACGCTGCGCTTGTTCCGGGTTTCGGTGACAGCGCGGAAGGCCTCGCGGCCCGGCAGCGCGTTCGTTTTCCCATCGAACCCGCCACGTTTGACGGAGTGGCGCATGCGCGACTGCGCCGGCGACCCTGGCACCGGCCCGCCGTTGGGCGGCGCGTTGTTGCCGCCAACCGCCTGTTCCTTGATCGCCTCCGCGTCGAAGTAGTACCGGGGTGACTTAGTAAGCAGAAACAGGTACTCGTGGGCCTTCGTGCAGCGATCGGTGACCGACTCCGGCATCGGGTTCGGCTTGTGCCAGATGATGTCCTGGCGCAGGTACCAGCCATCCGCCTGCAGCGCGAAGGCCACGCGCCAGGGGATGCCATACAGGTCTTTGGGCTTCACGCCTGCCTGTCGCACGGTGCCGGTCTGCTGGGCGCGCTTGGGGTGGTTGTTGACCGCGTGCCGAGCCATGGCAGTCGTGTTGCTGGGCCCGTGCCCCTGCGCGCCCCAGGAACCAGCGTAGCTGTCGCCCAGGTTCAGCCACAGCGTGCCGTCGTCCCGCAGCACCCGGCGCACCTCGCGGAACACCTCCACCAGGGCCTGCACGAACTCGTCAGGGGTCGGCTCAAGCCCGATCTGCTGGCCATGCCCGTAGTCGCGCAGCCCGAAGTAGGGCGGGCTGGTCACGCAGGTGTGCACGGACTCCGCCGGCAGGGTCGGCAGGACCTGGCGGCAGTCGCCGACATGCAATCCGGAGGGTAGCGGGACTGCGCGCATCACTGCCCCTCCCGCTGCGCGGTTTCCATCGGGCGCCACCCCTCCGGCACCGCGCCCGCTGCGGGCGGGGCGGACAGGGCGGCGTGATCTACTTCGCTGCGGTGGATGTTGCGCAGCTTCGTCAGCGCATCGGCCACTTCCCGCGGAAGGCACATGCGATCCGCGCCCATACGGTCGGCGTCCTCAGGCTCGATGACCCACCCGACGATCCTCCCGCCATCCGGGTGGGGCCAGTTGCCTTGACGCAGACCCTCGACCGCCACCACCTCACCGCCAGCAGGCCGCGCGGCGAGGGCGGCTTGCCATGCGAGGATCGCACGCGCGGCTCGGACTTCGGCCATCGTCAGCTCGCCCACGTCGCAGCCGAATGCCTCCGACAGCAGCTCCCGCGCCCTCTGCTCGATGCTGTCCATGGGCCTGGGAACGCCGGCGCCGGGCGGGTGGACCGGGCACGGCCAGCGCAGCGAACCGTCGCCGCTGGGGCAGGTGCAGGTGCGGGAAGCGGTCATGCGGGGATCCTTTCCGCGCACTGCGCGGGCTGGGGGTGATCGGGTAGCTCCCAGACGCCGGCGGCCGCGCGCCGCGCGATGCGCTGCAGCTGTTGGCGGGGTCATGTATTGGCCCAGAGCGCGCACCGAATCAGCCATGGCCGGCACCACCCGGAAGCGTCAGGGCCACTGCCACGTCGCGGACCCAGATAGGGGTGCTGCTCAGGGCGAAGGTCTGCCCGGTCCACGCCAGCAACAGGGTGCGGCCGATTTCCTCGGCGATCGCGCGGGCGGCCGCCGGCGGGACCGCGTTGCCGATGCGCTCGCGCCACGCCTGATCGCTGAGACCGTCGAGCTCGAGCTTCTCTTCGGGGTCGACCAGGGACTGCAGCGCGGCGAGCTCCAAGGTGGTGAACGGGCGGTGCCAGGTGCCGTCCAGGCTGCGGATCACGCAGACCAGGTTGTCGCGGGGCCCCGGCAGGCGCGGGTCCGCCACCGACCATCGGCCGTTGTCATGGCGAGCCGCCGAGCTGACCGCGCCGCTGGTGCCATCCCAACCGACCACGCCGTAATGGCCGTTGGTCAGGTACGCGTCGCCCGCCTGGCGCTGGTTGGCCGGTCGCGGGTCAGCGACGGCGAAAGCGCCCTCGCCGGTGGTGCTGCCGCTGATCACGGTGCGCCCGGCCTCACCCCACTGGGCGACGTGGTACTTGGCGAACAGGACGCCGCCCCGGCGGGGATCCTGCACACACGCAGCCTTGCCGCCGGCACTCGTCACGGTCCCGCTGTTCCGGTCCCAGCGCACCACCCGGTACTGATCGCTGTGCTTGGCCGGGCCGTGGTGCCTCGGGTCAGCCACACTGAAAGTGCCTTGGCCGGGCGACTTGACGCCGATGACCGCACCGGCGGTGTCCTCCATGCGTAGCACGCCGTACTGCTGGTACTGAGCGGCGCCGGCGGCGGCGCGCGGATCCGCGATCGAGAACGCGCCGTTGCTGGGGAGGCTGTTCCCCTGCACGGTACCGGTGGTGTCGCCCCAGTTGTGCACGCCGAGGTAGCCGGCGTGGTAGTCGGGCACCACCAGGTAGTCGCGCAGCACGCCGTCCTGCACCTGCAGACGGTTGAGGCTGCGCCAGTCGCTGCCGGCCTCCACGAACGCCAGGCGGACCCATGTTTTCCACTGCAGGGCCGGCACGCGGTGCATAGGCCCGGCGCGCTCCACGTCGCCGGCCAGTGGCATGCGGCCCAGGACCGACCCCACCGCCTGCAGCGGCCGCCGCACCGGTTCGTACAGGAATGGCGGCACCTTCTCGGCGTGCCGAGCCACCAGGAGGAACCGCTTGCGGCTCTGGGCCAACCCGCCAAGCTCGCCGCAGTCGTGGGTGGTTTCGGCCACCACGTAGCCGTAGGCGCGCAGCAGCTGGCCGATCTGATCCAGCAGGTGCCGCCCGCGGCTGGCGATGCGCGGCACGTTCTCGAACAGCACCATTTCCACCGGATCGTCGCGGTAGGCCTCCAGCATCAGCCAGATGCCGCGCAGGGTGAGGCGGTTCAGGGCCTGGTACTTGTCGGTGCGGCTCTTGCTTTCGGCCATCAGGCCGGAGAAGCCTTTGCACGGTGCCGACAGGAACATGACGTGCGGCCGCTCGCCGCCGAAAGCCCGGTGGATGTCCGCGGTGCTGGCCTCGCGCCAGCTGCCGGGCGGCTCGTAGCCCCAGAACGCGCGGTACTGGTCCCGGTCGAAAAGGTCGAGCACCGTCCCGGGGACGCCGGCGATGCGGTCGAAGTCGGCGATAGCAGCCGGGTCCACGTCGATGCCGCCCAGGCAGCGGTAGCGCGCGCGGGCGGTGCCGATGTCGGGGCGTGCCTGGTTGAATCCTCGGGCGCCCGCGCCCAGCCCGGAGAACATGCCGGCGTGGCGAATCTCGAACTCAGCCACGGGCCACCTCGCGCGCCGGTGCCGGGGCTTCGTCGTCCAGCTTGAACGGGCCCATCCAGGGCGAGGCCTTGCCCTTGTGGACCAGCTGCAGGGTCATCACGATCTGCCGGCAGTGGTTGTGCCGCAGCTGCAGCTTGACCCGCTTCCGGCCCTGGCCATCCGGGTGGTACGTCAGGGTCAGGGCCGCGTCCAGCTCCATCAGCCGGCGCTCGATGTCGGAGCACATCAGCAACAGGTCCTGGTCCGCGGGCCGCTGGGCGCGCACCAGCCGGGTGCGGGTATCCAGGCGGGCGATGCAGGCCGGCTCGGCGTTGGGGGTGCGCACCCACAGTTCGGGCGTGTGCCCCTGGTACACCAGCCGCAGCTGGCCGCGCCGGGCGCGCAGGGGGATGTTCATGGCCTCGAACAGCTCGGGCTGCAGCAGGGCCAGGGTGAGCTTGTCGGCCATGATCGGCGCGAAACCGAGACGCGGCTGGGGGGCGGGCGTGCTATTCACGGGTGGCTTTCTCCAGGGCGGCAACCAGCCGCGGGTGAAGGGCGAGGTGGTCGGCGGCGGGATCCACCAGGGCGTTGGCATCGCTCAGCAGCGTTTCCAGGCCGCAGACGACGCGGAACAACGACCCGCGCGCGGCGAGGCCGACCAGCCGGCGGTGCAGGTACTGCAGGTGTTCGCGGTCGTCGCTGTCGAACCAGGCGGGGGCGGCGTCCTCTTCCTCGGTCGCGGGGTAGCGGCCGGCGGCGATGTCCTCCTGCGAGGCCTTCGCCATGCGAAGCGGGATCGACCGGGCGCCCTCAGCCATTGGTGATGCCCCCCAGCTCGGTGGCGGTGTCGCGCACGTGCCGCCGCAGCTGCGCCCAGCCGCGGCACGCGACCTCCGGCTGTCCGGCACCGTCCAGTCGCTCATGGCACATGAAGGCCGGTTCCCCGGGCTGCACGCACGTCGCGGCGTCGATGGTGGTGGGCTGGCACTGGTTGGCGATGGACCCCCGCCGAAACGCACAGCCGTGGCAGAGGGCATCGGCGTCGATGCCTTCCACCAGCTGCATCCCGATCAGCGCGCCCAGGACGGTCGGCATGTTGATCTTCTCGGCGGTGTACGGGTGCACGCCATGCTCGGCCAGCAGGTTTTGCGCCTGCTCGCTGGCGTTGGCAGCCACGCTGTTGGCCAGCCCGACGAACTGGGCCACCAGGTCAACGAACACGTGGGCGCCCAGCTCCCGGGCCATCACGCGCAGGGCGGCGACGCGGCCGCCGGCCGGCAGGAGCGCGACCCGGTAGAGCCTTGCCGCGCTCGCGGCGTCCATCCGGTAGTCGGTGGCCGGCTCACGTACCATCGGCGGCCTCCTGGGGCTCCTGGCGCGGCCGCACGAACCAGGCCATCGGCCCGTCCTCGGTGTCGGCGACAGCGGCCAGCCGCCAACCCTCGGGATCCGGCGGCTGCGGCTGCCACGCGCGCAGCGCGGCGAAGTAGAGTTCGCCGCCGTCGTCCATGGCTTCCTCGCCGATGTCGTCCTCGCCTCGCACGCAGCGCAGCTCGAAGCCCTGCGCCGCCACCAGGGGGGTGATGTCGCGTTCTTCGCCGTTCGGCCAGTCGGGCAGGTCCGGGTGCCACACACCGCCTTCGTCGCTGCGCTCCGGCAGATGGTCCGGGGTGTAGAGCCCGCGCCAGGGCCCGGCCAGCTCGCGGTGGCGGCAGGCGATGGCGCGCAGGGTGTTGGCCGTCAGCGGGCGGCCCATGCGATCGAGCATCGCCGCGGATTCTTCGATGTACTGGGCGTCGTCGTCCGGGGTGAAAGGCGTGTTGGCGAGGGCGTTCATGCGCGGCCAGCCTCCTTCGCAGCCTGGGCGCGCATTTCGCGCAGGGCCGGCAGGTAGATCAGGCGCACCTGCGGGTCGTTGGAGGTGTCGGCGCCGGCTTGGGTCATGGCCCAGTCGAGGGCGGCGAGCTTGTCGTTCGGGTCGGACATCGCGGGTTCTCCGTCAGCTGGCCACGGCGGCGGCCGGTTCGTCGTCCAGGCGCTCGGGGACGCAGGTCTGTTCGTCGCTGCGTTCCACGGTGAGGTTGCGCGGCGCGATGACGGCGACCTTGCAGCGGCCCCGGTGCGCGGCGCGGATTTCCACCTCGATCTGGTGGCCGATGTAGAGCGTGGTCCCGGCCGCCATGTGCTGGATCAGCGGGCGGCGCGGGTGTGGGCGTGCGGGCATGCGCTGTATCTCCGTTGGTGGGCGCTTTCCGATGCGGGCTGCGATGGCAGCGGGGGAGGGTGTCCACCACCGCAACCCGCATCGGAAAAGGCGCCGGTCACCCCGACCGGCAAGGCGCGCCCCAAGGGGGGAGGGGCGCGACGCAGGAAAGGCCTGCGTGTGTAAACCCGGGCCAGGGGGAGGCCCGGGGACGGACATCAGGGGGCGAAAGCGCCGACCATCAGCGGGAAGCCTTCGCCCAAGCCTTTACGCAAGGCTTCCTTGAACTGCTGCGCGATGGCTTCCTTGTGGGCTTCCAGCTCGATGACGCGGAGCGTCAGGCGCGGTTTTTCGGAGGCATCCGCCGAACTGATCGCCAGGCGCAGGTCGAACGTGCGCGTCGGCAGGTCCAGGTACGGCACGGTGGTGAAGGTCAGCAGGTCCGGCAGCCCGGCCTCGGAACTGGCCTCGACCGACTCCAGCACGGACGCGTTGGCGGAATAGGCGCCTTCGGTGGTGTCGGTGCGCGAGGCACGGTTGATGGTCAGGCGGCGCAGGGCGGCCAGGAGCTTGGAATGCGGCCACGCGATGCGCGTGCCGTCGTCGCTCACGGTCACCGCGGCGATCGCGTGCGGCCAGTCCTCGATGAAGGTCTGCACGTCGCGCTGGCTCAGGGACTTGCCGTTGATCGCCAGCAGCGCGGCGAACGCGGCCATCTGCTGCAATGCGAGAACCGCCCGCCAGTCGCCGTGCCCCGGGTCGCTGCGGTCGCCCAGGTTGAAGAACATGACGGCCTGCAGCTTGTCGCGGATGTCCACGAAACCCTGCGCCGCGGTGCCAGAGGCGCCGTGCTCCCGGGCGTAGGCCACGAAATCGGCCAGGGACTGGGTGGCGTAGGTGCCGCGGTAGCGGCGCCGACCCTGCTGGTACTGCTCGAGGTCCACCAGGCCGCCGCCGGGCAGGAGCGCAACGTGCTGGCGCAGGTTGTCCGGCACCACCTGCAAGTGGGCCGCAATGGCGGTGTCCTGGATAAGCTGGATCGCGTCGCGTTCCATCGTCGGTCGTCCTTACTGGTGGGTGGAGGGTTGCGTGCCGCCGGCCCCGGCGAAGAGCTCGCCGTTCGGCTGCGGGGGCAGGAGGGTCAGGACGCCCTTGGCCGTCACATACATGGGCGTGCTGGTCTTGTGCGTCTCGGAGGCGGTACCGCGCGGGGTCGGCCGCTTGAACGTCACCGTGTGGTTGATTTCGACCTGCTGGGACTCGCCGATCTGGGTGATTTCCAGCTCCAGGGTCACCTTGCCCTTCGACTTCTTCTCGCTGTGGATCACGCCGCGCGCGGTTTCGGCCACGGCGCGTGCCAGGCGCTGGCCGAGCGCGCCACCGTCCAAGGCTTCCATCAGCGTGGCCACGTCCGTGACCTGGTTGGGGTCGTGCATTGGATTGCTCCGGTTGAGGGCGCGAACCCGGCGCCCGGCGGGTTAGATGGCGCCGGCCTGCCGCGCCAGCGCGAGCGCCCAGAGGGCGGGGAGGCCGGCGAACACCAGCAGGTAAGAGGCGATGGCGGCGGCGACGTGGCCGATGCGGGGGGTGCGGGAGGCGGGCATCAGCGCGGCTCCTGTGCGTCGCACTCGCTCGCGGCGGCCCGGCCAGCCCTGCATGCGCCGATCAGGGCATACGCCACAGCCACGGCGGCGAGGGCGCAGACGGCGGCCGCGGTCAGCAGCAGGGCGGTCACGCGCTCACCGCCGCGCTGGTGGCCCAGCGGAACGCATGGTCAGAGTGGTAGGCCGCGAGCTTGCGCAGGCTGTCGGCGAGGCCCTCGCTCAGGCCCGCTTCGACTTCGGCGACGTGCGCCAGGTGCAGCGCTTCGGCGCACTGCTCGGCGTGGTACTGGATGCCGGCCCTTGCGGCATCGTGCTGGTGCGCGGTACGCATCGTTCCCCCTCAGCTGCCGGCGTGTCCGGCGCGATGGGTGAACTATGCGATATGCGTACCGTCAAGGCAATGCGAAATGCGTTGCTGCGCTATGCACTACGCGCAGTCGTTCAACTGGCGTTCAGGCTCTCGGCGCGAATGGAGGCGCCCACACGGCGCATCGTCAGGTAGTGGACCAGCTGCAGGCCGGCCAACGTAGGGAGCACCACCGCGCCCAGCTGGCGCGCCGCGGGTGCGCCGATCAGCAGCAGGGCCGCCGCAGGCACGGCGACGGCGCTGGCCACCACGATGTGCTTGTGCACGTCCGTGGGGTCGAGGTGGGCGAACGCGAAGGGTGCCAGGATGGACAGTGCGGTGAGGCACACGGCGGTGCGCAGGATAGGCAGCCCGCCTGTCGGGTGGAGGATGTCCGGCATGGACCCGCCGGCGATCATGCCCCAGTCGGCGGAAGCCAGGACCAGGACGCCGGCGGTACCGAGAAGGCCGATCGAGGCTGCGACAGCGAACGACCGGCCCATGCTCAGCTCCCCTGCATGCTCTTGACCATCGCCAAGATGGCCTGTTGCTGTGCCGGACTCAGCTCCCGCATAGCTCGAGCGGTTGCGGCCGGAATCGCATCCTCCACCAGTTCGGCTTCCCCGCCGGCCAGGCTTTCCAGATCCGTCTGCAGAACATCAAGTAGCGCACGCAATTCATCCACTTTCCACCTCTCCCCCCTGCTGCCGTTGAACCATCCGGCCACCGTGGAGAAGGCGACAGGGATCCCTCGCCGATTCAACTCCGCGGTGACCTGGGGCACCGATAGTCCGAGGTGCTCCCGCCGCGCGGTGAGGCTGTCTGAAAACCTGCTCATATGGTGAGACGTTAAGAAGGGCGGTTGCAGCCGTGTTACGCAATGTGCATACTTCGTTAGGTGTGCAATATGCGTAGCGATTCGATGGACGCTCGGGCTTACTGGACCAACTACGTACAGCGGCACGGGGGCCCCCGCGGGGTGTCCGACCGGCTGGACCTGCCGTATTCGACCGTGGCCTGCATCTGCAACGGCAGCCGCGGCATTGGCCATGCCCTGGCCACCCGGATGGCCGAGGCCGACCCGGAGCTGGACCGCTCCGTACTGGTCTGGGTGCGGCCGACCGAGAAGCCGGCGGGCGAGGGCACCGCAATTACCTGATTCCACATGGCTGCACTTCCTGCGAGGGGTGCGGCCATTTTCGTGATCGTCCAGGGGAATACAGGGGAACGCGTGGTCCCCGGCGTTCCCCACCAGTGGGGAGAACCACATGCGCCACCTCAGCATCACCTACCAAGACGGCCTCACCCAGCGAAACCGCAGCCTCCGCGAGCTGATGCTGGTGCAGGTTGCCAACAACGGCGGCGTGACCGCCGTGGCCGGAAAGCTGGACCTGTCGCCGTCGAAGCTCAGCGAGAAGCTGGCCGGCTCGGACAGCAGCGGCAAGCCGCGGGGCCTGACCGTTGACGAGCTCGAGCGGTACATCGCCGAGACGCGCGACGTGACGCCGATTCACTACCTGATCGAGCGTTACCTGACCTCGCCCGAGGCGGCCCACAGCGAGGCCATCGCCGAAATCACCAAACTGATGTCGGCGCTGCCGGCGCTGCTGAACCAGGTCGGGGTGAAGTGGCCGCCGTGAGCCGGTAGCACGCGGTAGAGCTGAAAAACGAGTTGCGTACATCCCGGTCGAGGAAGTGGCCGACCGGGTGCCTGGCGCGGGGAACGTCGAAAAGACGAAGCCCCGGCTAGTCGGGCATGACGTAGGCCGGGGCTTCGGAGAACCGAGGCCATTATGCCGCTCCACCAGAACCAAGCAACCGAACCGCCGGCGCGCCCGGCATGTCTCACCCCATGCGACCGGGGGGCATGCTGATGCCCGCGCCCGGCAAACCCACCGCACCGCGCACGCGCTATCGCCGCCTGGAGGTGCGCACGTGGGCCGATGACAAGTTCCGCCGCCTGACGCCGATGCTGCCCAGCGGCCAGTCCCTGTGGCTGTTCCTGCTGGCGGGGCCGCATACCAGCCCGATCCCGGGCCTGTTCCGCGCCGGCCGCGCCGGCATGGCCGAGGAACTGGGCTGGGAACAGGAAGCCTTCGACAAAGCCTTTGCGGAAGTCCACGCGCTAGGCATGGCCGTAGCCGACTTCTCCGCGCGCTTGGTGTGGCTGCCGAAGGCCATCACCCACAACCGTCCCGAGTCGCCCAACGTGGTCCGTTCGTGGCGCGTCGAGCTGGCGCTGTTGCCGGAATGCGAGCTGCGCACGCGCGCCCTGGCCGCGCTCCGGGAGTTCCTGGAATCCATGGGAAAGCCCTTTGCGCAGGCGTTCGATGAAGCCATGGGCGTGGCCCCGCCGACCAAGGCGAAGGGTTCGCGGAAGGGTAGGGCGAAGCCTTCCCCCGAAGGCTTGGGCGAATCAGGAACAGGAACAGGAGCAGGAACAGGAGAAGGTCAAAACCCTACGGGGGATGGAGAGAAGGGCGACCGCGCTGTCCGCGAGGCACTGAGGCTGGAACAGGTCACGCAGGAGGCGATGGACGCGTACAACGCGACCCTGGCCGCTCCCGCCGGGCTGCTGGCGCGCGCCGTGCTGGTGAACGATGCCCGCAAGGCAGGGGTTCGCCGGGCGCTGCCAACGATCCGCAGCATCTGCCAGGCCGAGTTCGGCAACGAGCGCGTGACGCCGAAGTTCTGGCAGCTGCTGTTCGGCGCAGCCGCGAACGACCCGTTCCATTCCGGCCAGCAGCCGGGCGGGCAGGGTCATGAGGGCTGGCGGCCGGACTTCGATTACCTGATCCGGCCGCAGGTCATCGCCAAGCTGTTCGAGCGCGCCGTGTCGGGCGCAGGGGTGCCGGCATGACGGGCCAGGACTACGAGGACGCCGGCATTCTGCGCATGCCTCCGCACGCGGCCGAGGCCGAGCAGGCGGTGCTGGGCGGGCTGATGCTCGCCACCGACTCGGAGCTGGCCTGGGAGCGTGTGGGCGCGATGCTGTCCGCCCGGTCGTTCTACCGGCGGGACCATCAGCAGGTCTGGAACGCGATCGAGACGCTGGCCAAGGCCGGGCAGCCGCTGGACGCGGTGACCGTGGGCACCCACCTGGCGCAGAACGGCTCGGAGGGGGAAATGCAGCGCTACGTGGTGGAGCTGGCCACCACCACCCCGTCCGTGGCCAACGTCCGCGCCTACGCCGAGCTGGTGCGCGATGCGCACCTGCGCCGCCAGATGATCGACGCCGGCACCGACCTGGTGAACCGGGCCTTTGACGATGGCGCCACCGAGACGGCGGCGCTACTGACCGAGGCGCAGCAGCGGCTGGCCGAGCTGCAGCCGCAGGACGCCGGCGGCATGCAGCAGCTGGGCGATAGCCTGCGCGAGTGGTGGGACAGGTATCAGGAGCGCTACCACAGCGCCGACGAGTACCTGGGCCTGCCCACGCCGTGGGCCAACTGGAACCAGGCGACCAGCGGGCTGATCGCGCAGGAGGTGCTGGTGCTGGCCGGGCGGCCGAGCATGGGCAAGTCCGTGGCCGGGTTCGGCCTGGCCAACCACGCCGCGATCGACCTGCAGCGCAAGGTGGGCGTGTTCTCGCTGGAGACGCGGCGGGTGAACTACCTCAACCGCCTGGTGGCCGCCTACGCCCGCGTGCCCTACGAGTTCGTGCGCAACCCGCGGCCCGACAAGGACGAGGACCACACCTCCCGCATCGCCGCTGCGCTCCGGCAGGTCAAGGCGGCGCCGCTGTTCGTGGACGACACGCCCAGCCTCACCGCGGCGCAGTTCGAGACGCGCGCCCGGACGCTGGCGCGGCGCGAGGGCCAGCTGGGGCTGATCGTGGTCGACCACCTGCACGAGTTCCGGTTTCGGGCGGAACAGGCGCGATTCGACATCGGCGAGGTGGTGGCCGCCGCCAAGCGCGTGGCCGGCGACCTTGATGTGCCAGTGGTGCTGCTGTCGCAGCTCAACCGCAACGTGACCGGTCGCGCCGACCGCTGGCCGCACCTGGGCGACCTGCGCGAGTCCGGCGACATCGAGCAGAAGGCCGACGTGGTGGCGATGATCCACCGCGAAGATTATTACGACGCCACCAGCGTGCAGAAGGGCATGGTGGGCATCCGGTTCGTGAAGGGCCGAGACATCCGCGCCGGCCAGACCATCTGGCTGCGCAACCGGTTCGATGAATCCCGGCTTGAGGACTGGGACGACCTGATCCCGGAGCTGCCAGCGGCGGGGCGCCCGGCGCGCAAACCTTCGTTCCAGTCGTTCCAGGGCGGCGCCCGCCGGAGCGGAGGGGTCGAAGCATGAAGCGATCCACGCCGCTGCTGCGCCGCAAGGGCCTGGTGTCGCGCCGGTCGACCGATACGCCGACCGCCGCCGAAGCGCTGCGGTTCGAGCTCATGCGGGACGTGGGCTGCGTCATCGCGTACGCGCTCGGCCTGAGCACGCCGTGCGACGACGACCTGCGCGTGCTGGGCGAGATCCACCACCTGACCGATGGCAGCCGCCACGGCGCCCGCCGGCGAGGCCACGCCTTCGCCGTGTGCATCAACCAGTGGAGCCACCGCGGCGTGCCGCTGCCGGACATGACCGCCGAGCAATGCCGCCAGACATACGGCCCGAGCTATGCCGAAGAGCCGGCCCTGTTCCGCGAAACCTACCCCGACGACCAGCTGCTGGAGCTCCAGAACAAGCTCTTGCGGCTCCACTTCCCCATGGCCTGCAGCGAATGACCACACCGAAGAAGCGCGTTAGCTGGCGCTCGATCAGCCCCGAGACGCCCGTCGTGTTCCAGGGCCGCACCTACACCAGCCGCGGCGACCTGGCCGCCGACTTCCCCGCGTTCAGTGGCGAGGACGTGGTGCGCGCCCTGATCGATGGCTGCACCACGGTGCTGGAAGTGGAGGCGCATGCGTTCCGCTGCCGTCAGGTCGCATACAGGGCCGCGCGCGACGCGGCCCGGCGCACGCAGGCCAAGCAGGCGCGGCAGGGCGGCAAGGCCCGCCAGAGCGCCAAGGCGCGGGGCGCGCGCCGGTGAGCCGCTATGCCCGCCGCCGCGACACCAACCACGCGCCCCTGGTGCGCGCCTTCGAGGCGCTGGGATGCACGGTGGCCGACCTCTCCCATGCGGGGGTGCCCGGCTGGCCGGACGTGGTGGTGGGCTGCGTCGGCGTTAACCACCTGGTGGAGTTCAAGAGCATGGAAACGGCTTACGGCCGCGCCGGGCTCAACCCCAACCAACAGGCTTTCAGCCGCGACTGGCGCGGCGGCCAGGTGTTCGTCGTCACCTCCGACTTGGAGGTGCAGGCCCTGGTAGGGAACTGGCGCAGGAGTGTCCAACGATGACAGCAACAGCAACGACCGGCGCGCGCACGCGGCGGGAGCACGGGTATGTGGTCCGCCCGGTCCTGGACCTGGCGACGTTCGGCCCCATCGAGCACGTGGCCAGCGAGCTGCAGGCACGCATCCGCCGCACGCTTTACAGCCGCGGGGAAGGCACTGTGGTGCTGTGCAGCCCCGCCGGCGAGGTCTACGCGCTCATGGCCGGCGAGCTGCGCACGGATCGGTTCGTAGGCGAGCACGCCGAGTGGGTGGTGGGTTGGTACGCAACGCGGCCGCGCAAGCCAGGGTGTGGGCCGGAGGTGCCGGCGACCACGCTGCTGGTGGGCGACCTGCAGGACCACACGCACGCCCTCCGTTGATTGCTGGCTGCGTGTATGGGAGAGAAGGGATGTTTGAGGTGGTAGGGAACCCGCCGGCCGGGGCGGAACAGTACCGGTACGACCAGCGGGCAGGTGTCGGGAACAGCCCGCAGCCGCCACGGGGTTTGGCCACGTGTGGCCGGCGGCGCGCGCCAACGCGCCGTGACGGACTTGGCCCTGGGAAGCGGCGGCACCGGGTGGGGCCCATCGAGGCACGCCCGGTGCCAGTAGTGCATCGGGAGCCCTAATTGTCGCGCGCACCTGCGAAGAAGGTCCCCGCCCAGAAGGGTAAGGGCCCCGCAAAGGCAAAGGCTAAGGCGCCCTCCAAGCGGGCGGCGGGGGGGCGGCCGACCAAGTATCGCGTCGACTTCGCGCGCCAGGCCCAGCTCCTGGCCACGAAGGGATGCACGGATGCCGAGGCCGCCGAGTTCTTCGGCGTGGCCGTGTCCACGCTCAACTTGTGGAAGCTGCAGCACCAGGAGTTTTCGGAGGCCCTAAAGATGGGCAAGGCCGTGGCCGACGCTCGCGTGGAGCGAGCCCTGTTCGAGCGCGCGACGGGTTACACCTGCAAGGAAACCGACATCCGAGTGGTGAACGGGGAGCTGGTTATCACGCCGATGCAGAAGCACTACCCGCCCGACACCACGGCAATGATCTTCTGGCTAAAGAACCGCCAGCGCGAGCTGTGGCGGGACAAGCCCGAGCCGGCCGACGACGAGACCCCACCGCCTACCGCGGTCGAGGTCCGTGTCGTGAGCGGGAGGAAGCGTGCCAACCCTTAACGAGCCCCAGGCCGCCTTCCTCGATCTGCCCCACAAGTTCCGCGCGTTCGTCGGGGGCTTCGGCTCCGGCAAGACCTGGGTGGGATGCGGCTCGCTGTGCAAACACGCCTGGGAGCACCCGCGTGTTCCGGCAGGCTACTTCGCGCCCACATACCCGCAAATCCGGGACATTTTTTACCCGACCGTGGAGGAAGTGGCCTACGACTGGGGCCTGCGCGCCGATGTGGCCGTGGCCAACAAGGAGGTGAGCCTGTACGCGGGCCGGCAGTACCGCGGCACCATCATCTGCCGGTCGATGGACAAGCCCGCCAGCATCGTGGGTTTCAAGATCGGCCGGGCGCTGGTGGACGAAATCGACACCATGGCCAAGCCAAAGGCCTACGCCGCGTGGCGCAAGATCATCGCCCGTCTGCGCGTGAAGGCTCCCGGGTTGTTGAACGGCATCGACGTGACGACCACCCCCGAGGGCTTCAATTTCGTCTACGAGCAGTTCCACGCGATCCCCTCTGCGGATCCCGCGAAGGCGGCGCTGTATGGCCTGGTGCACGCGAGCACCTACGACAACGAAGCCAATCTGCCGGATGACTACATCGAATCGCTGTTCGAGAGCTACCCCGAGCAGCTGGTGCTGGCCTATATCCGAGGCCAGTTCGTCAACCTCACCAGCGGCAGCGTGTACCCCGCTTTCGACCGCAATAAGAACGGCACACACGCCCTGGTAGAAGATAGCGACGACCGTGTGCACGTCGGCATGGACTTCAACGTGCTGAACATGACCGCGGTGGTGTGCGTGATCCGGGCGGGGTGCCCGCTGGCGGTGGGGGAGTTCACTGGAGTGCGGGACACGCCGGCCATGATCGTGGCGCTGCTAGAGCGCTTCGGCGACCGACCACTGTTGATATACCCCGACGCCAGCGGCAATAGCGCCCACACCAACAACGCGAGCATGTCGGACCTGGCGCTGCTGCGCGCCGTGCCGAGCTTCCGCGTGCGCGCGCCGGCCGCGAACCCCCGCATCCGCGACCGCGTGGTGTCTGTCAACGCGATGCTGTGCAACGCGCGGGGGCAGCGCCGGCTCAAGGTAAACGTGAAGGCGTGCCCCAAGCTGGCCGAGGCTCTGGAGAAGCAGGCATACGACGCCAACGGCCTGCCGGACAAGACCAACGGCTTCGACCATCCGCCCGACGCCCTGGGCTATTTCATCCAGAACCGCTTCCCGGCCGCTGTAAGCGCCCGCGATCCCGTCTCCGTTGATCGGCGGCCGGTGATCAAGCCTTATACGCGGCAGTGGCTGGAGTACGACCCCGAAGCCATGGAGCTGGAAGAGCGCCGGAGAAGCAAGCTATGACCACCCTGCTGCAGCAGCCCGACCCCATGCTGGACGCGATGGCAGCCGAAGAGGCGGCCGCCGCGCAGGCCCAGCAGCAGGCCCAGGAGGTGCTGCAGGAAGAGGCCGACGTTGGCGAGTGGCTCAAGCGCATCGAGGCCGGCCGCAAGAAGGACAAGGGCGCCCGGGAGGGCTACGCGAAGGACCGGCTGTACTGCACCAACCGACAGGACGCAGACGTGTACGGCGTTCGGGTGCCGATTGCAGGCACCTACGTGCACCTGCTGAACGGCTACCTCTACGCGCGCAACCCGGAACCCAGCGTGGAGCCCGACGACGCGCTGGAGGGCGAGGACAAGGAGGCGGCCAAGCAGTTCGCGCACGGGCTGGACATTTACCTCACCCGCACGTGGCGGAAGTCCAAGCTCAAGCTGGCCATGGACTCCGTGGTGCGCTCCGGCAACACCGTGGCGATCGGCTGGCTCAAGTCCGCATGGCACCGGCAGACCGGCCACAACCCGCAGACCCAGCAGCAGATCCAGACGCTGCAGCAGCAGCTGGCCGCGCTGGACGCCCAGGCCGCGCGGCTGGCGGACGGCCAGCAGGTGGCCAACCTGGACGCCGAGCGCGCCGAGCACCAGCGGCGCCTGGCCGCGCTGCAGGCGCAGGCGAACCGCACCCTGTTCAACGGCTCGGTCAAGGACTTCGTGCGCGCCGAGGACATCCAGGTGGCGCCGGAATGCCCCAGCCTGCGCAACTACCTGGACAGCCCGTGGATCGCGCACCGGATTTTCAAGCGCCTGGACAAAGCGAAGGAAGAGCACCAGCACGTGGAGGACCAGCTGCAGTCGGCCACGTTCTACAGCTGCAACGACCCGGCAGCCCCGGGCGACGGCGAGGGGGTGCAATACAGCAAGGACAGCGCCGGCGCCGCCGGCGACGACTCCACCCGCTACGTCTGCCTGTGGGAGGTGTGGGACAAGACCACCGGCCACGTCCTGACGGTGGCCGAGGGCTGCAAGCGCTACGTGATCCGTCCGTATCAGCCGCAGCAGCGCACGACCCGCTTTTACCCGTTCTTCCAGTGGGCCCCGATCTGGAATGACGGCGAGCGCCACCCGCAGTCCCTGGTGGACCTGTCGCGCGACCTGCTGGACGAATACAACCGGATCCGCACCAACTACCGCGAGCACCGGCGCCGGGCCATCCCCAAAACGGGGTTTGACAAGGGCGCCGTCGAGGTGGACGAGGCGCGGCGGCTGGAGGCCGGCACGACGCAGGAAATGATCGGCCTGGACCTGCAAGGCAAGTCCTCCAACCAGGTGGTGTTCCCGATCGCTTACAACGCCGTGGACATGGCGCTGTACGACACCGCGGTGATCCGGCAAGAGCTGGAAATGATCTGGGGCATTCAGGAGGCCATGAGCTCCACCATCCGGGTGGCCAAGACGGCAACGGAGGCGGACATCCAGAACGAAGGCACCCAGTCCCGCCTGGACTACTCGCGCGACCAGCTGGACGAAATGCTGGGCGAGCTGGCCCGTTACGACGCCGAACAGGCCACCAGCGAGCATGGCCTGAGCGACGACGAGGCCAGGGCCATCATCGGCCGCACCGCGATGTGGATCCCCGTGCCTGACCCGGAGACGCTCGAATCCATCGTGGCCATCGACATCCGCGCCGGGTCCGCCGGGAAGCCGGCAACCGCGCTGCGCCAGCAGCAGTGGTCGGTTCTCCTGCCGCAGCTGCAGCAGGCCGCCGTGCAGATCGGCCAGATGCGCGGCGCCTCGCCGCTGGACGTGGCCAACTGCCTGGAGCAGCTGGCCATGGAGACGGTCAAGCGCGCCGGGGACACCAGCATCGACCCGTACCAGTTCATCCCGCAGCCGCCGGCCGTCGCGCCCGTGGTGCCGCCTGTCCCTGGCCAGCCCGCGCTGCCAGGCGCACCGGTGCCCGGGCTCGCCGCGCCGGAGCCTTCCATTGCCACGGCCCTTGCCGGTTCCCCGGCCGCCGCACCCGTTTGACCCGAACCACACGCCGCCAGCGAGGTAACCCATGCACGTGATCTATGACCCGGCCGCCCAGGGCGGCTCCGCGCTTTCCCCCGAGGACGACGGCAGCGCCGCTGCTGCCGCCGCCGCCGCCGCGCAGGACGACTCGGCCGCCGGCACTGCCGAAACCGATGCCTTCTCTGCAGGCGTCGAGGAAGCGCGCCAGCGCGAGGCCACGGAGGACGGCCAGCCGGCGGCGCCCGGCGCTGGTGATGGGCAGCCGCCGCCGGCTGATGGCGCCGCGGGGGCCGACGCTGCCGCGGCCGCCGCGGCCGCTGCCGCCCCGGGCGAGGGCGAGGGCAAGGGCAAGGACGGCAAGGACGGCAAGCCCGCCGACCCGCCGGCCGGTGGGGAGCCCACCGCCGTCGACAAGGAAATCCAGGAGCTCGGCATCACCAACGAGCGCACCAAGTCGCGCTTCCGCGAGCTGTCCGAGCGCGCGGCCGAGGCCGAGACACTGCGCCCGCTGGCCCAGCGCGGGCAGGAGTGGGAGGAAACCATCCAGTCCACCGGCGCCAACCCGGAGCAGATGGGCCAGGCCCTCAATTACCTGGCCGCGGTCAACAGCGGCGACCCGGCCGCGCTGCGCCAGGCGCACCAGTTCCTCACCCAGGAGGTGGAGTGGCTGTCCAAGCAGCTGGGCCTGCCCGTCCCCGGCTATGACCCGCTGACCGAGTTCCCCGACCTGGCCGAGCAGGTGAGCAACGGCGACACCACGCGCGAGCTGGCGCAGGAGGTGGCCGCCAACCGCCGCGCGCAGGCCCTGCAGACGCAGCGCCAGGAGCAGTCCCGCCAGCGCAGCAGCCAGGAGCAGCAGGCCACCGCGGCCGTGCAGCAGGGCGTGGCGCAGGTGGCCGAGCTCGGTAAGCAGCTGCGCGCCACCGACCCCAGTTTCGCAGCCAAGTTCAAGACGATCGAGCCGCTGGTGCGACAGGTGCAGGCGACGCTGCCGCCGGACCAGTGGGCCGCCGCGGTCAAAGACCTGTACGAAGCTGCGCCGTCGCCCGTCACGCCGCCACCGCCGCCCACGCCGAACCCGGCGCGCCCCACCGGCGTGAGCCTGGTGCCCACGGCCGCGGATGACCCGTTCGGGTTCGGCGTCGAAGAAGCCCGCGCGAGGGGGATGTGATGTATTCCGACGAGTACGCGAACGCACCGCACACTGCCGGCGGGCTCTTGGGCGGCGTCCCCATGCACAACCCGCGGCGGGATGTTGCCGCCGCATCTAACCCGAGCCCCGTTCTGCGCCACCACGCGCCGCTGCGCACCGCCTCGGAGCTGGAAGTGGGTGCCGCCGATGCTGGCGCCGCAGCCAGTCCGGTGGACCTGGCCCTGCGCCGGCAGCGCGAGGACATCAGCGACCTGCTGGGGATTGTGGACGCCTTGGCCACGCGCCTGTCGGTGGTGCTCGGGCCGGAACACGGAGGGCCCGAAGGGCCGCAGACCCTCGAGAAAGAGCCGATCAGCCCCTTGGTGGGAATCATCGGCGTGCACACCGGCCAGGTGCGGCACGCCTCGCGGACGCTGGCCAACCTGTTGGACCGGCTGACCATCTGACCCTCCGTTGACTCGGGCCGCTGGCGCTCCAAACTGGACGCCAGCTGGCCAGTGCCAGCACCGCGTGTGACGTAAGCCGGGTTCGCCGCCGGTAGCGCAGATTGAGGCTTCGCGCCCCTCGAACGCGGAAAGACAACCAGCCCGATTTCCCGGGCGAATCTTTCCTATTCGAGGTGTGCAATGCCATTGACTGCGCAGCAGCTGGCGAACGGTGCGAACCGTCAGCTCCAGAGCTATTCCAAGGACGACCCGATCGACCAGTTCACCACCGAGCGCCCGACCGCGCTGTGGCTGATCAAGAACAAGGTCGAGTCGGTATTCGGCAACGGCATCTTCAACGAGAAGGTGCGCTACACCAACGACAGCAATTACCAGAACTACAGCGGTGACGATCAGGTCACCTACAACAAGAAGAACACCACCAAGCTGGCGCCGTACCAGCACTACGAGGCGCACGACGGCTTCTCGCTCAACGAGACCGAGCTGGCGAACAACGGCATCCTGCTGACCGATGACCGCAATGCGGTCATGGCCGAGGCCGAAAAAATCCAGATCGTGAACCTGCTCAAGGAGAACTGGGACACGCTCAAGGACGGGTTCCAGGAGAACTGGGGCCGCGAGGTTCTGCTGAACGGCACCCAGAACGCCAAGGCCGTGCCGGGCATCGATGCCATCGTGTCGACCACCCCGAACGTGGGCGTGCTCGGCGGCCTGGACGCGTCGCTGGCCACCTGGTGGCGCAACCACGCCGTGATGGGCATCAGCACCGCGACCCCGGGCAACCTGATCTCCGTGCTCGAGGGGCTGTGGCGCAAGTGCGTGACCACCGGAAAGATGGGCGCGCCCGACTACATCCCGGTGGGCTCGGAAGCCTACGATGCCCTGCAGAAGGACGCGCTGGCCGTCGTCGGCCGGCAGATCAACCTGGGCGGCAGCGCCACCGGCGGCGTCACCATCGACCCGACCACGAAGGCCCTGGCGTTCAAGGGCGTGCCGGTCGTGTGGGATCCGACCTTCGATGCCCTGGACGACATCCTGGGCCCGATCACGCATCCCTGGAAGAAGCGCGGGTACTTCCTCAACAGCAAGACCATCAAGCTGCGCCCGGTCAAGGGCCGGTGGATGGTCAAGCGCACCCCGCCGCGCGTCTACGACCGCTATACCTACTACTTCGGCCTGACCGCGGATTACGGCATCACCTGCCGCAAGCGCAACGCCAACGCGGTCTGGAGCATCGCCTGACCCACCGCCGGCGCTTCGACGCCGGCCCTACGCCGGCCAGGTGAGCCCTGGCCGGCAGGAGACACCGAAATGCCGAACATCAAGAAGCTGACCGCGAGCGTGGCCACGGTGAACACCGGCACCCCGCAGCGGCTCAACACCACGCCGCTGCAGGGCGGCCACGGGCGCGAGGCCAAGTATTCGATCCCGGTCCTGCCCCTCACCGGCGTGTTCAAGCTGCAGGGCCACGACAGCGCCGAGGCTGCCGCGCCGGCGTCGAACGACACCGGCTGGTACGACGTGCTGACCATCGACGCCAGCGCGGGCCAGGTGGGCGAAATCGCCGACCTGCCGAGCTGGATCCGCACCAGCACCACCACCGCGGACGCGGACGGCCCGGATGTGGCCGTGTACCTGGAGGGCGTGCAGTAATGGCCAAGCGGATTCTGCTGGTGTCGATGATCACGCTGATCATCGAGAAGGGATCGGACGCGAAGATCCCGGTGCAGGTGCCCGAGTACGAGGTGGGCATCCTGCAGGACATCCACGGCGAGGCCAGCGTGTACGAGGTCGGCCGTGACGATATGCAGCTGGAGAACCCGGACATCCAGGTGATGTTCGATGGCCTGGTGGCCAAGTACCAGTCCAGCCAGGACGCCGACCAGGCCCGGGCCCGCTACTTCAGCCGCGCGGGCCAGCTGGAGCGCTATCTGGAGCGCCAGCAGCCGGATGCGCCCAGTGCCTCGGCCGCCGCCAAGGCCAAGCCGGCCGCGGGCGGCCGTCGCGGTGCCAAGAAGGATCCCAAGGACCGGGAGCCGGCCGGCGACGCGCCTGCGAGCGAGCAGGGCGACGAGGGCTCCAGCCTGACGCCCGAGCAGGTGGCCGAGCTGCTGGCCCTCCCGGTGGAACAGGTGATCGCCCGGCTGGGCGCCCTGGACGACGCCGACCTGGTGGCGCTGGAAGAGGCGGAAACCGAAGGCGCCGGCCGCGAGGACCTGCTGGCCGCGCTGGACGATGAAGCCGAGAAGCGCAAGTAACCGGCCCCGCTGGCGGCGGTGACGGGGGGCCAGCCGGGGTTCGCCTCGGCTGGCCTTTTTCTTTGCAGCAGGAGCACCTGTCCCATGACCTACAACTGCGAGTGTGACCACGGGCAGCCGACTGTCACGCTGGCGGACATCCGCAAGCGCCTGGCCCGGCGCCTCGGCTTCTCCGTCCAGGTGAGCATGAACGTGCTGCCGCCCGGGCTGGCCGAGCTGCTGGACGACTTCACCCGCAGCGCGCACGAACAGCTCTACGCGCGGTACACCTCGCTGCGGCAGGAACGCATGTTCACCTGGGACCTGGTGGCCGGTCAGCGCTTCTATGACCTGGACGGCAACGACACCACCGACGACTGCGAGAAACTGCTGGACCCGGGCAAGATCACCTGGGCGGGCATTTCGCAGGGCACCAGCAGCTGGCAGCCGCTGGTCTGCGGCATCGGCCCGACACTGTACGGCTCGGCAGACACCGGCATCCCCAGCCACTACGAAGTGCGCCAGTGCATCGAGCTGTGGCCGGCGCCGGCGGACAGCACCTGGAAACTGCGGATCCGCGGCGCCTTCCAGGCCAACCCGCTGAACAGCGCCACCGAAGCGCACAACGTGCTGACCGTCGACCCGGAAGCGGTGTTCCTGTACGCGCTGGCCGCCGCGAAAGGCCACTACAACCGCGCCGACGCCATCCAGGCCGAGCGGATGGCCGTGGCTTACGTGCGTGACCGCATCAAGCAGTCCCACGGCACGCGCCGCTACATCCCGGGCCGCTGCGAGCCCCCGCGATCACCGCCGCGGCCCGTGCTGGTGGGCGGGTACCCGGAGGACTGATCGATGCGCCCCACCACGCTGAGTGCGGTCAAGGCGGGCATCACCCGTCTGCGGGACAAGGGCGGCGCCTCGCCCGACGCGCTGTATGACCTGCTGAACGGCTACGTCACCGCGGCGCGCACCGTGCGCAGCCGGGGCGGCGTCAGGATCAAGGCGCAGCTGCCACCGGGAACGAAGGGGCTGGGGTGGTTCGCTGGAAAGTTCGTGGCGTTCGCCACCGAGGTCACCGATTCCGGCGACGCGCGCGTGGAGGTGGAGGTGATCCGCCATCCCGATTCGCCCGGCCTGCCGCTGCGCGACATCCACTTTGCGATGCCTTTTCTGGGCTACCTGTACGTGGTGGCCGAGTTCGCCAACGGCGACGTTTTCCATTACTGGCTGGAGAAGGGCGAGCCGTGGGAGCCGGGCAAGGTCTACCTGCCGGGCACGCTGGTGCGCCCGCCTAACAGCAATGGCCTGGTCTACCGGCTCGAATCGGACCACGCCGGGTTCATCCCTTGGGCGCCGAACGTGCGCCGCCAGGTCGGCGACGTGGTGGTGCCGACCACGGACAACGGTTACCGCTACGTGGCCGAGGAAGTCAGCGGGGACGACGCGCGCTCCGGTAGCGCCGAGCCGGAGTGGCCGGCCGCCGCCGGCGCGACCGTGTATGAGGACGCCGACGTGATCAACCCGCTGACCACGCAGACCAACGGCAACGCGCCGATGCCTGTGCCCCCCAACGTGGCCGACAGGTACGGCCGCGGTCCGAACAGCCCGGAGCAGTGATGGCAATCCCCACCTGGCAGCCAGGAGTCCTGTACCAGCCCGGCGACATCGTGCTGCCGATCACGATGCCGGCGCCCACCGCTACGGAGGTGGCCAACGGCGACTTCTCCGGCGGCACCACCGGCTGGGAGCTTTCGGGCGGCATCGGCTACGTCTCCGACCGCGGGTATGCCGGGCTGGGGTGCGTGCGCCTGCCGGGCAGCGTGGCCGATGGTCTGGCCCTCAACGAAACCGAGCTGGTGGTGCCAACCGGCCAGACCATCACGGCCACGTGCATGGTGGAGCAAGGCGCCTCCATCAAGGGCGCTACGCGCGGCTGGGTAGAGGTGCACTGGTTCGACGGCGACGGCCTGTTGCTGCGCGTGGACAAGGGCAACGAGGTGGACGACGGCAGCGGCGGCGCCTGGAAACAGTCGACCGTCACCGCCACCAGTCCGTCCGGCGCCGCCTATGCCCGCGCCGGCATCGCGCTGTGGTCGGTCGCCGACCATAGCCACCCGATCTGGGCGGACAACCTGCGCGTGTCCGGCACCTTCGCTGGGCTGCCGTCCGGGCTGGCGTACAAGGCGGTACAGCCGGCCGCGGGTTACTCCGGCGGCACCGAGCCGGCCTGGCCGCCGGTGCTTGAGCAGACCGTCAACGACAACGAGGTGGTCTGGGAGGCGATCGCCACCACCCGGGTGGTGTGGAAGGCCGAGCCGCTGTATGTCAGCGGCACCACGGAGCCGGAATGGCCGACCGCGACCGGCGGGTATGTGCGCGACGGGACCGCCAACTGGCGCGCGGTGTCGCGTCGGGTCGAGGACCCGAAGTGCCCGAACACGAAGATCGTGGCTATCGCCGCCTCCAAGGTGTTCTGCGGGGACAAGGACATCGTGCGGTACAGCGCAACGGTCAACCCGCTGGACTGGAGCAGCCCGGAGGACGCCGGGTACCTGGCCACCGGTCTGCAGAACCACGGATCCAACCCGGTCGAGGCCATGGCGCTGTACCGCGGCAACCTGGCCGTGTTCAACGCCGAGGGATTCCAGCTCTGGCAGGTGGACGAGGACCCGGCGAACATGGCCCTGCTGGACGCCCTGCCGCTGGGCAGCACGCATCACCACGCGCTGGCGCCGGTGTCCAACGACCTGTTCATGATCGCGGGCCCCGGGGTGCGCACGCTCGGCATCGCCGCCAGCAGCACCAACTTCCAGGCCGGCGACGTGGGCATGCCCATTGATGAACTGGTGGAACCGGAAGTGGCCGCGGCCGAAGCGCGCGGCGTCATGCCGATGGGGCTCTACAACCCCGGCGCTGGCCAATACTGGCTGATGTTCCCGAGGTACGACGCGCCGCCGGCCGTGCCGCCGGCCATCGCGGGCCAGGCGCCCGATGGCGTCTCGGAATTTCCCTACGACGGGTACGCCTACACCCTGACCCCGGGCACCTCGCCGATCGTGCGGGTGAGCGTGGTCGACGGGAGCCTGCCGCCGGGCCTGACACTGGATCGCGCGACCGGCCAGCTGCCTGCCGACGCTGTTCCCACTGCGCCGGGTACCTACCAGTTCGTGCTGCGCGTGGAGGACGCCAACGGCCTGTATGCAGACCTGGCCGACGAAATCCTGATCGAGAGCGGGCAAGGGGCTATCGCGTGCGATGTCGGCGCCAGCTACTCCGGTGGTGTGTCCTTCCCGAGCGAGCACCTAATCGTGCTCGGGGCTGGCGTGGGCCGCGTCGACCTGGTGTTCGAGGCCTTCGACGTGCCCGATCGCTTCGAGGTGATTTATGACGGCGCGACGGTGATAGACACCGGATACCGCGGCACCGCGAATCGGCAGGGCGAGCTGGACGACGCGCTGGCTGCCCGCGGCCTTCCGCCGGAGCCGATCATCGTGCCCGGCGACGGCATTGCATCGTTCTACAAGACCGCGGTGACGCCGGTGGTGGCCACGGTGCGGGTGTGGGCACCCATCAGCAACACGGGCTGGAACTTCAACCTGCGCTGCCCCGACCCAACGGACCTCAACCCATGAGCACGCATGCGTTCGTCTACTCCATGACCCGGGTCGGCCAGGTGGGTGCCTGGTCGCGCTACGTGTTCCCGTTCGACGTGGACGACTGGGTGATCGCAGGGAACACCCTGTACCTGCGCGCCGGCGATGCCATCTATGAGTACGACCCCAGCGCGCTGGGCGATGAAGTGGAGCCGGGCGTGATCGAGCCTTTCCCGGGGCTGATCCAGTGGGCGTGGCTGGATTGGGGCGCACCGGGGGTGGACAAGATGGTGCACGGGTTCGACGTGGTGGGCCGGGGCGACGTGTCTGTTTCCTTCGGCTTCGACCAGCGGAACAAGACGCTGTTCACTCCGCCGTACATGATCCCGGAGGACACCCTGACCGGGGAAATGGTTGCCATGCCGCTGGCCGCGCCCTCGCTATCGGTGCGGCTGGCCTACGACGGCACGAAGGCCTGGGAATGGAACGCCTTTGCACTGTACGCCGAGGCGATGCGATAGGCCGGGCCCCGTTGATTCGGGCGCCGCGCCGGTGACCATTACCCGCATGCCTGCCGCCCACCTGCCCTCCAACGTCATCGAAGCCCGTCCCCAGCACCTGGTGTATCTGGCCGGGGTGATGCGTGAGGACGAACGCGCCCAGTTCCTGGCCGTGACCGGCCTGGAGACGTTCAGCGAGGACGCCGCGGTGGTGTGGCTGCTGGACGCGCTGCGCACCAGCCAGGGCATGGCCTTCTCCGTGCTGCGCGACAACCACCTGCCGGCCGTCGCCGGCGGGTTCCAGGAGGTCGGGCCCGGCGTGTGGCAGGCGTGGATGGTCGGGTGCGAGGACGGCTGGGCCGAGCAGTGGCGCAGCATCACCAAAGGCACCCGGTGGGTGATGGAAAGGCTGCTGGCCACCTGCGCTCACCGCCTGCAGACCAGCGCGCTGACCACGCGCACGCACGCGATCGAGTGGTTCGAGCGATCGCTGGGCTTTCGACAGGAAGGCATCGCGCACCGGTACGGCGTGCGGGGCGAGGACATCGCGCACTTCGGGCGCATCCGGGAGGACTGATGGGCAGCGGCGGCGGCGGTTCCACCACGAAGGCGGCGCAGTCCGAGGGGCTGCGGCAGAGCAACATCAGCCGCGCCATCGGGCAGATCAACCAGGTGTACGACAACCCGCGGCAGGAGGCGCGCATCGCCGATTTCCTCGGCGCGGCGCGGTCGTTCTACCGCGGCAATCTGGACCGCGAGAAAGAGGTGCAGGACCGCAGCCTCAAATTCGCCATGGCCCGCAGCGGCCTCACTGGCGGATCCGCGGCGGTGGACTCCGGCCGCCGCCTGGGTGAGGCCTACCAGGATGGTGTGCTGCGCGCCGAGCAGCAGGCGGTGGGCGACGCCAACGCGCTGCGCGACGCCAACGAACAGTCCCGCATGAACCTGATTTCCCTCGCGCAGACCGGGGCGGACGTGGGCACCGGCGCTGGCCGGGCCGCGTCGGCGATGGCCGCGAACCTGGGCGGCGCACGCGCGCGCATGAACGCCGAGAACCTGGGCGATGTGTTCGGCGGGCTGGCCAGCATCTACGAAACCAGCCGGAACACCGCGGCCGAGCGCCGCGGCAACCGGGACGTGTATGGGCTGCTGTACCAGCCCGGGTTCGGACAAGGAGGGCGCCCGTAATGGGTACCGAGGCAGCGTGGGTCCCGTGGGCGCTGACCGCACTCAGTGCCGGCGCCACGGTGGTGGACCAGCAGCAGCAGGCGAGGCGGCAGGACAACATCCTGGCGCAGTCCCTGGACCGCAACAACAAGCGCCAGGCCGAGGCCGACCGCGAAGTGGCCGAAGCCCTGCGCGAGCGCGCCGCGGCCGATGGTCAGGCCGAGCGCGAAGAGCTGGGCGGCCAGTACCTGCAGGCGGTGCGCGCTGCGCAGGCGAAGGCCACCGCGGGGCTTGGCCAGGTCGGCGCGGTCAGCAATGCGTACCGCGACGCCGCCAACGACGCCGCCATGGGGGTAGGCGACCACAGCCAGAAGGTGGCCAACCTGATGGCGCGCATCGACGCGCCCACCCGCCGGTTGCAGAAGGAAGAGGTGAGCGACGCCAAGCTGCGCACGCGCCTGGGCACGATCGGGCGCCAGGTCGACGGCAACGACTTCCTGACCCGGCTCAAGCTGCAGGCCGTCCGCCCGAACCTGGGGCTGCAGGCCGCATCGGCGCTGCTTGCGGGCGCCGCCCGCGGCGCGGCCGCCGGCGGCGGGGCGGCCGGCACCGCCAGCGCGGGCGGGTTCGGCAGCGAGGCTGCCGACTGGTACTCCGATCCGTCGCTATGGAGGACGCGCTGATGCAGGGATTCGCAGACCTGGGCCGCGTGCTCGCTGGCGGGGTCGACACGTCCGCCGCCTACGACAGGGGCGCCGCGCGCGCGGCGCAACTCAGCTCGCTGATCGCCGCCGCCCGCACGAAGCAAGCCGAGGCGCAGGCCCAGACGCGCCTGCCCGGCGCCCTGGTGGCGCTGGGGCTGCCCGCCGACCTGGCAACGGTCGTTCAGGGCGGCTACAACCCGGAGCAGCTGTCGGGCTACATGGGCGACGTGCAGGAACAGGGCTTCCGCGGCGACGCCGTGGCGCGCGCCCTCGCCGGTGACTTCGGCGGCGCCAACGCCAACCTGTTCGGCGTGGCCAACGGGCCGCAGCAGCTGGCCACGGTGGAAGGACAGAACCTGCTTGCCAATCGCTTCCTGCCGGGCGGGGGCGGGCTCACCACCACCCAGCAGGGCCAGGCGCAAATCGGCGCCGACCAGGCCCGCGCACGCGCCAGCGATGCGTCGGCGGCCTCGAGCTACGCCAGCGCCGCGCGCACGCGGCAGGCCGCTGGCATCGACGCCGAGCGTTTCGGGCTGCAGCGCAGCGGCAAGTGGAAGCCGGACGCCACCAGCGGTACCGGCACCGGTGGCGCCTTCACCGCGCCGAACGTCAGCACGCTGGTGGCCGCGCTGGGCGGTACCGAGGACGGCAAGCCGGACCCGGTGGCGACGCAGGATTTCCTGAGCTGGCGCAACGACCACCCGGAGGTGCGCAACGGCGACATGGCGCTGGCGCAGTACCTGGAGGACACCGGGCAACAGAGGGTGCAGGTCATCGACCAGGCGCTGCCGTATCAGGCCCAGCGGCTCAGTGCGCGGATCCCGTCCGCCGGCCCCGGGCCCGCATCGGCCCCCGCTACGGCCAGCGCCGATGCTCCGGCGCCCGTCCCCGCGCCAGCGGCTGATGCTGTCCCGGCCAAGCCGGTGCGCTTCGCGTCGTCGCATCAGGAGCGCCTGGAGCTGATCGCCGCCGCGCGCCGGGCGATCGCCCAGGGCGCTGATCGCGCCAAGGTGGAACAACGATTGGCTCAGGCAGGCCTGCGCCTGCCGGCGGAGTGACCATGCCCCAGTTCGATGACGTGTTCGCCGACCTGCTGCCGGCGGCGCCGAGCGCGGCCGCCGCGCCCATGCGGTTCTCGCCGCGCTCGCTGCTGGCGCGCCAGGGGCTGGACGGCCTCAACGAGCCCGGGCCCGCGCGCACCCCGTTCGATGACACGTTCGCCGACCTGGTGCCGGCGCAGAGCCCGCGCGTCACGCGCGAGGCCGAGCTGGACCTGGCCGGCACCCTGTTCGGTGCCGAGCCCGGACAGGTGAAGCGCACGATGGGCGAGGCGGTCAGCGACGCCGCGCTGGGTATCCGTCGTGGCGCGCGCAACGTCGTCAGCGGCCTGGCATCCCTACCGGTGGGCGTGGCCAACCTGCTGCTGGAAGGTCCGCACATGCAGCTGGCCAACCGCGCCGCCGAAGCGGTGGGCGCGGAGGGCGTGCCGAACATCCTGGAGGCCTTCGGGGGGCCGGCGGTGATTCCGCAGCCGGCGCTGGTGCGCGGGCTGCAGGAGTCGCTGGAGCTGCAAAACGCCGAGGACACCCGGGAGCGGCAGAGCGACAAGATGCGCGCGCAGGCGGCTGCGCTGCAGAACCAGGACGGGTTCCTCGATACCACCGGGTACCTGGCGAGCAATCCGAGCGCGGCGGCACTTCTGGGCGCCGAGCAGCTGCCCCAGCTGGCGCTGGGCGTGCCGGGATCCCTGCCGGCCACCTTGACCGCGCAGGTACTGGGCGCCGCTGGCCAGAACGAAGCCGGTGTGGCCATGGAGCTGGGCGAGCGCGTGGCGCGCGGCGAAATGTCGCAAGCCGAGGCCGACGCGCTGGCGGCGCAGGCCTTCACCGAGTCGGCCGGCCTCAACGCGACCCTGGCCGCGCTGCCGGGCGCGCGGACGCTCGAGCGCCTGGCAGCCAACCGCGCGCGTGTGGTGCCGGGCGGGCAGACCCTGGCGCACGTGCTGGCCGGAACCGCCGGCGAGGGCGCTCAGGGCGCGCTGAGCGAGGCGGGCGAGCAGGTCATCGCCAACCGGGCCACCGGCCGCGACTGGAGCGAAGGCGCCGGCCAGGCCGCCGCGCTGGGGATGCTGTTGGAAGGCCCGGCCGGCACCGCGGGTTCCTTGCTGGAAGCCTTCGCCGGCCGCGGCCCCGCGCCGGCGGTGGCGCCGCCTGCAGGTCTACCCGCTGCCACCGCGCCGGCGCCGTTTGATCCGGGGGCTGTGCCGCTCGAGCAGCCGACCGCGTCGCCGGCGCCGGCCGCTGCGCCGCCGGCCGCCCAGGCCTCCAACGCCGACCCCATGGCCGAGCTGGACGCGTTGCTGACGCAGAACGTGGCACGGGCCGCTGCCGCCGCCCCCGCTGCCGACCTCCCGCCTGAGCCGGTGCTCACCGCCGCGCCGGTCGACGCAGCGCGCCCATCGGCCGCGCCCGTGGAGGTGGCCAGCGACCCGGCGCCGCAGCAGCCCGCCGCGGCGCCGCGGGCGCGCGCACAGCAGGCCCGCGCGCCGAAGGCGACCAAGACCGACCGTCTGGGCCGTCCGGCCGACCTGTTGCAGGTGGTGGCCGCTCGGGGCCTGGACCGCGACACCTGGCTCAAGGAGGGCATCGACCCGGCCGAGTTCAGCACCCGGGTGGGCATCAGCTACCTATTCCGCAAGCGGGACAAGAAAACTCCGAACGTCCCCAAGGGCATGACCCCCAGCGACCTGCGGGAAATGATGCAGGAAGAGGGCTACCTGGCGCAGGACCCGATGAACCGCACCACCGACGTGGGCGATTCGGACGCCGTGGACCTGTTCATGCGCGCCTTCCGGGGCGGGGAAAAGCTCTACGCGCCGGACCAGCAGGAAGCGGTGGCGCGCTGGCGCGAGGCCCAGGCCGAGGCCAACGCAGAGTACGAGCGCGAAATGCGCACCCGCCTCACCGGCGAGGACTTCGACGGTATGATGGCCGACGCCGAGGCCCAGCAGGAGCTGGCCGGCATCGACCGCCTGGTGGAACGGGCGTACGAGCTGGGCGCCACGGACAGCGATATCGTCGGCACCGCGTTCGATGCCGACTCGCACGACGCCCGCGGCCAAGCGCTGCGCACCCTGATCGAGGACCTGGAACGTGAAGCTGACCAACGAGCAGTCGCAGGCGGCCCTGATGGCGTCGATGGCCAAGCGCAAGAAGGAGCGTTCGATGATGACGGGGACTTCCCCGGCTGGGACGCCCCGAGCTGGCGAGTCGAACAGCCCGGCGCCCCGTATGGCCAGCCCGGGCTCTTCGGCAACGCCACCTCCCGCGACGAAGTAGACGCGGCGCGCCGCCGGCGCGACGACCAGCGCAACGGCCGCACCGGTACCGGCCGCACGGATATGCTCGCCGGGGACGGTGAGCTCTTCGCCGGCGCGCGGCCTCAGCAGGCTGACGTGGAGGGCGGCGCCGACAGCACTGGCGACGGGCGCCCCTGGCGGGTGGAGCAGCCTGCCTATCACGGCACGCCGCACACGGTGGATCGGTTCAGCCTGCAGAAGATCGGCACCGGCGAGGGCAATCAGACTTTCGGTTGGGGCATGTATTTCGCCAGCCGGCGTGAGGTGGCCGAGCATTACCGCGGCGGCGTCGGGGGCGCCAATGAGCGAACCGACGAGCTGCGACCTGCGGCTCTGGCGGCGATCAAGCGCAATGGATTGCTGGGCTTCGACACCGCGGGCGAGGCACTGGGCGCGGTGCGGAGGCATTCCGACTTCGCAGAGCGCTGGGAGCTGGACACCGAAGAGGACGCCGCCGCGCTGCGCGCCTACCGCGAGAGCTTCGGCAACCTGTACCAGGTGGAGGTGCCGGAGGATAGCGATCTGTTGGATTGGGACCAGCACCTGACCGACCAGCCGGCGAGGGTGCGCCAGGCCCTCGAAGTCGAGCAGGAGCGCTATCGGAGCAGTGACGGGGTGGAGGGCGCATATGTGTCCGGGCGCGGGGATCAGATCTATCGGCAGTTCGTGCGCACCTATGGCTCGCCGGAGGCGGCCAGCCGTCGTCTGGGCGAACTGGGCATTCCCGGCCTGCGCTACTTGGACGGAGCGAGCCGAAGCGAAGGAATCGGGTCCCGGAACTATGTGATCTGGGACGAAGCGCAGGTGAGCGACCCCCTGCGAGTGGGCGAGCCGCGCGCAAAAGTAGCGAGCGCGAGCCGTGATATGTTCGTCCCGACCCGCGGCGACCGGAACGCCACCGATGCGACTCTCCGAAATCCAAGCACTGACCCCGGCAGCGATCGAGCAGCTTCCGACCCGCGACCTGCAGCGCCTGCTGCGGGACGTGGAGACGGTGGACGTGAGCCGGCACCCGACAGCCGAGGAACGGCAGGAGATTTACAACGTCGTCCGGACTACACGCCAGAACTTGGCCGACGCGCTCAATTCGCGGTCGATGAGCTTGTGCGGCGGTTTGGTGGAACCTTACTTGGCGATTCGATCGCCCGAAGCTTCCGAGACGTAGGCACCGCCCAGCTGATCGGCCGGCGCGTCCAGTCCGACGAGGACCTGGCCGCGATCGCCGAGGTGTACCGCAACCCGATCTACGAAACCCTGCGCTACGTGTTCGTGGACGACGCCGGCAACGTGCTGGGCGAATCGGCCGTGACCTCGCGTATGCCGGCCGCGGCGCAGGCTTTCCCGGTTGAGGACGACGGCCCCCAGTGGGTCAAGGACACGGCAAGCCGGTTCGGTGCAACAGGCGTGTGGCTGGTGCACAACCATCCGTCTGGCAACCCCGACCCGAGCCGTGCCGATATCAGCATGACGGCCCGCCTCAATGCGGCGCTCAACGAGAAGGGCGGCGTGTCCCTGCGTGGCCACGTGGTCCTGAATCACACCGTGTTCTCGTACATCGCGCCGGACGGCGCCGTGCGCTCGCGCAAGCCCATCAAGCGCGCAGAGCTCCGCGACCCCCTCCGCGAGCAGCGCGGAATCCTCGCAGGCCGGTTCATCGACGGGCCACCCAGGGCTGCGGCCGCGGCCGCCGAAGCCTACAACGGCGACGCCCGCGACAAGGTTGCGGTGATGGTGTTGGATAACCAGCGCATGGTCCGCCTGGCGGCGACCTTGCCGGTGGACGCGCTGCGCTCGCGCCGTGGTGGTGCGCTGCTGTCGACCTTGGCGCGCCGCTCCGGCGGCATGTCGATCATCCTGGTCGCCGACGCCGGCGTGGTGGCCACCGATTGGAGGGCATTCAAGCGCGCCGGCGAGCTCGGGCTGGCACTCGACGTGCTCGAAGTGGCGCAGTCTGGGCAGATCCGATCGCTGGCACTGGAAGGCTTCGCTGCCGGGGTTCCGTTCAACGGGCGATACGTGGATTCCCGACCCAGCGGGCGGATGGCGGCCCTCGCCGACAGCGAAGCTGGCCTGCAGGTGTACGAAAGCGGCCCGTCTGGCCGACAGACGGCCACCCCGCAGTTCCGCCGCTGGTTCGGTGACAGCGTGGTCACGCGGGATGGCTCCGCCGGCGGCGAGCCGCTGCCCGTGTACCACGGCACGGCCGAAGAGTTCGACGTGTTCCAGGACCTGGCAGGCAGCGCCACGGGCCACGCCACCGCCGCGCTGGGGCACTTCTTCACCCCGGACCGCCGGCTGGCCGAAGGCTACGCGGAGAATGCCAGCGGCGGTGTTCCGGCGGACGAACGGGTGGTGGACGCGTATCTGGCCATCGAGCGGCCGTATCGCATGGGGTTGGAAGAGGCGCAAGAGGTGGACAGCCCCGAGGCCGCCCGCGCGTTCCGCCGGTTCCTGGAGCGCCAGGGCCACGACGGCATCCACATCGAGGGCGCCGACGTGTGGGTGGCCTTCCGGCCGCAGCAGATCAAGTCGGCCAGCCAGAACAATGGCGACTTCGACCGCGAGAACCCGTCGATGGTGCGCGAGGACCCGGTGCCCTACACGGACGGGCAGCGGGAGTTCATGCGCAAAGCCGGCCTGCAGGACGCGGTACAGCCGCCAACCACCATGGAGCGCCTGCGCCGCTGGGCGCGCGAGGCGGGTCCGGACCTGCACCCGGACAACCTGATCCAGTCCACGTTCGACCGTTTCCACGCGATCAAGCGCGCCACCGAGGCCAAGGGCGACATCGCGCCGGAAAACGACCCGTACCTGGCCGCGCGCCTGGTCAACACCAGTTCCACCATGGAGGCGATCCTGCGGTTCGGCGCGCCGAAGCTGGAGGACGGCGTGCTCAAGGTGAACCGGGACGTGCCCGGCCTGCTGGAGGCACTGGGCCCGGTGGCGCAGCGCATGCCGCAGTTCCTCGGCTGGATGGTCGCGCGGCGCGCCGAAGCCTTGAAGCGCATGGGGCGCGAGCACCTGATGACCGATGCGGACATTCGGGCAGGGCTGTCGCTGGCCGAGGGCCACGAACAGGAGTTCGCGGCCGCAGCAACCGGCTACCTCAAGCTGAAAAACGCGATCCTGGACCTGGCCGAGCAGGCCGGCACCGTGGATCCGGCCGCCCGCGCGGCGTGGGACCATGCCGAGTACGTGCCGTTCTACCGGCAAATGAGCCCGGAGGGGGAGGAAGCGACCGCGGCCCCGGGCACCAAGGAGGGCGTGAAGCGCATTTCCGCCGGGATTAAGGAGCTCAAGGGCGGCAAGTCGGCCCTGGAGGATCCGCTGGGCAACATCATCAAGAACTTCGTCCGCCTGGTGGATTCGGCGATGAAGAACCGGGCCATGACCCTGGCGGTGGATCAGATCGGCGCCCCGTACTTCGTGCCGGCCCAGATGAAGATGAAGCAGGAGTTGATCCCGCTCGACCAGGTGCGGCGCCACCTCAACGACGCCGGCGTGGATCCGGCGATCGTGGACGGCATGCCGGCCGAGGCTCTGGAGGGCGTGCGCAAGATGCTCGCCATCAAGGCGCCGGAGGGGCCGGACATCCTGCGGGTGATGCGCGACGGCAAGGCCGAGTATTACCACGTGATGGACCCGCTGCTGCTGCGCTCCATGGATGCCTTCGCCGAGGCGCCCACGCACTGGTTCGTCAAGATGCTGGGGCTGGCCAAGAACGTGCTCACCGCCGGCGCCACCAGTACCCCGGATTTCATCATCCGCAACTGGATCCGCGACACCGGGGAGGCGGCCATCACCGCCCAGGACAAGTTCGTGCCCGTGCTCGACAGCGTGCGCGGCGCGGTGGAGTCGCTGCGCGAGTCGGAGCTGGCCCAGGACCTGATGATGGCTGGCGGCTACTTCCACAGCGGTCTGTTCCGGCAGGGCGACGTGGCCGACACGGCCAAAGCGATCCGGCGGGCGCTGCGCTCCACGGGCATGAGCCAGACGGCGGTGAATCGCTACATGCGGTCGATCGTCAATCCGGTGAAGTGGTGGGACCAGTACCGCCGCCTGTCCGAATCCACCGAAATGGGCAGCCGCATCGCGCTGGCGCGGCGGCGCATGGAGGCCGGCGCCGGCGACGTGCGCGCGGTGTTCGAGGCAAAGGACTTCCTCGATTTCCAGATGCACGGCGACGCCGCGTTCGTGCAGTTCTTCCTCAAGACGGTGCCGTTCCTCAATGCGCGCCTGCAAGGCATGTACCGCCTGGGCCGGGTGACCACCGGGAAGAACCGCCGGGGCAAGGTCGCGGCGAAGCTGGCCATGCTGGCGACGGCGAGCATGGCGCTCGCCTGGTGGAACACCCTCATGTACGGCGACGCCTACGACGAGCTGGAGGAATGGGACCGCGACGCGAACTGGCACATCGCGCCTGGCACCGAGTTCCACATGCGCATCCCCAAGCCGTTCGAGCTGGGCCTGGTTGGCGGCACCCTTCCGGAACGCATGCTGGCGTCGATGCGCTACGCGCTGACCAACGGCGAGGCCGGCGACCGGCCGGAACAGTCGTGGGATGCCTTCTGGCACGCGATCACCAGCACCTTGGCGATCAACCCGCTGCCGCAGGCGATCAAGCCGGGCGTGGAGGCCTACACCAACTACAACATGTTCTTCGGCACGCCGATCGAATCGAAGGGCGACCAGTACCGGCCCACGTCCGAACGGTTCTCTCCGACCTCGACCAGCAAGGTGTCGCGTTACCTGTCAAAGGGGGTGGAGAAGCTGCTGGGTGACGAGAACACCATTTCCCCGAAGAAGCTGGACCACCTGTGGCGCGGCTACACCGGCGGCATGGGCATGTACCTCCTGGGTGCCGCGGACTGGTTCATCGACCGAGCCGAGGGCGCCCCGGTGCGGCCCGCCCGGGCCCTGCGGGACTTCCCGGTGCTGGGCACGGTGGCGCGCGGCGACAACGAGCCGCGCAGCACCCGCTACGTGTCCGACCTTTACGACCTGGACAGCAAGGCCGACTTCCGCTCTGCGGCGGTCAAGACCGCGCTGGAGGACGGCGACGAGGCCCGGGCCAAGCGGCTGGAGGCCGAGTGGGGGTGGCTGCTGGGCGAGCGTGTGAAGTCGCGCCAGGCCAAGGGAGGCTTCATGCACAAGGGCGTGCGCGAGCTCAACCAGGTAAGCCGGGCCATGGCCGCGACCCGCAAGGATGATCAGCGCATCTACCAGGACCGGAAGCTGACCGCCGAAGAGAAGCGGGAGGCGCTCGACCGCAACGCGGCCCAGCGCAACGCCCTGGCCAAGCGGCTGGTGCGGCAGATCCGCGAGCGTGAACGGGAGTGGCAGCGCAAATAGCCCTCCGTTGATCCGGCCGACTCGCACGCCACCCTTGTGCATAGCACCGTACCGGAGGCACCGATGTCGCAGACGATCGAACGGCAGATTCTGGCCAGCGCCATCACCCCGGCGCTGGCCTTGTTCCCGGGCAGGATGGACACGCGCAGCGCCCGCGTGCAGCTGCTGGCCAACGGCCTGCAGGAATCGCGCTTCGAGCACCGCCGCCAGATCAAGGGCCCGGCACGCGGCCTGTGGCAGTTCGAGCGCGCCGGCGGCGTGCAGGGCGTCCTGCGGCATCCCCAGACCGCGGCGCTGGCGCGGCGCTTGTGTGAGGCCCGCAGCGTGCCGGCGGACACAACGACGGTTTACCACCGCCTGGAGCACGACGACATCCTGGCCGCCGGGTTCGCCCGGTTGCTGCTGTGGAGCGACCCGCAGCCCCTGCCGCCCATCGGGGCCGCCGCCCAAGCCTGGCAGCTGTACCTGCGGACGTGGCGGCCTGGCAAGCCGCACCGGCACACCTGGGACGCGCTGTATGCGCGGGCGGTGGCGGCCGTACCCGCTGGTGGTGCGTGAGCATGGATGCCGAGCGGCGCGACGGGCGCTGGCACGTCAGCCTCGGGCCGGTGGAGAAGTCGGTGATGGGGCTGATCGCCGCTGGCGTCGCCGCGCTGGGCTTCTGGCTCGTCAGCTCGGTCAATGCCGTGCTGACGCAGCAGGCCGTCACCAACACGCAGCTGATCGCCATCCAGGCCCAGCTGACTGGCATTGCCACGCTACCCGAGCGCGTGGTGAAGCTCGAACTGCAGGTGGAACAGCTCCGGCAGGAAGTTCGGGACCAACGACATAGCAGGGCAAACCATGAAAGTTCGACTGGTCGATAACTGGCGCCAGGCCTGGCGGCTGTGGTCCGTGCGCTTCGCCACCGCGGTGGGGCTGCTTCCGGAAATCCTTTACCGCCTGGCCGAGGCGGCCGAGCACCTGCTGCCCAGCCTGTCCGGGCCGGTCCTCGACAACCTGCCGCCGTGGCTGCGCTCGGTGGCGGCGATGCTGGCCCTGGTCGCGGTCGCGCTGCGCCTGATGCGCCAGCCGCAGTCGGCGCGGCGGGAGGGCGGCTGATGCTCTGGCTCCTACTCGGCGCGCTGCTAGGCACTGCGGTAAGCGCAGTGGCCTACGTCCGCGGCCTCTTCGGGATGGATCCATGAACCTGGACCCGGCCAAGCCATACGCCGACCTGATCCGCTGGGTGGTGGCGCTGGTGCTGGTCGCGCTGCTGCTGTTCGCAGGGCACCGCTGGGGCGCCAGTACCTGGAAGGACAAGCACGCCGATGCCGTGGCCAAGCAGGAGCGGTTGGCCGCCGTGATCGGCGAGCTGGCCGACAAGACTGCCGAGGTCGCGCGGCGGGCGAAGGCCGCCAGCGGGGCCGTGCGCAAGAGTCGCGCGGCGATCGACAAGCAACACCGGGAGGAACTGGACGATGCGAAACGCCGTGAGGATTCTCTGCGTGCTGATCTGCGCGCTGGCAGCCGGCGCCTGCAGCCGTGGTGGGACTGTGGTCCGCCCGGACCCGGCGCCGGTGACGTTGCCGCCGATGCCGGAGAGGCCGACGCCGGAAGGCGCGCCGACAGCGCGGCGCGAATTGTTGGCGCCGCCGAGCGCGACGCCGCGGTGATCGGCTGGCTCTGGGACAGCTGGAAGGCCGACCGGGACGCGGTGATCGCTGCAGGGTGCGCCGTAGAGGCCCGATGACGTGGCGCGCAAGGTTCGGCTGACCAACAACCTGCAGCGGGTGGTGCGGCTCCGGGATCCCGCGCCGGCGCCCAGCCCGCCGCCGCCGCCGGCACCGCAGCCGGCGCGCGGCGTCGCAGGGACCCTGTGGCGGTTGGTCCGCGAGGTTCCCCAGAACCTGCGCCAGCTGGCCGGGCTGGCCGGCATGCAGGATAACGACGCCATCCTGTGGGATGCCGGCAGCGGCACCTGGGTGGCGGCGCCAGTGCAGGGGGGCGAATCGGGCCCGGCGATCGTGACATCCCTGGACATCGACGCCGGCACCGTGGCGGTCGACTGCGCGCGCGGGCGGCTGTTCCGCCTGGAGCTCGATGCCAATGTCACTGGCTTCACCTTCGCCAACCTCGACCCCGGCGAGGGCGTGGACCTGGTGATCCGTATCGAGCAAGGCGACCCGGCCCGCTATATCAGCTGGCCGGCCGCCTTCGTGTGGCCTGGCCGCGAGGTGCAGCCGGTGAGCGTTGTTCCGGGGAGCGTCGACCTGCTGCGGCTGTCGAACTTCGGCGACCCCGAATCGTGGCTGGCCAGCCTGCAGCACGACTTCGGCGGTCGGGCCATCGTAGGCGTGCCGGCCTACGGCGTGAACCGGGAGAGCTACGCCAGCGAGTTCGTGGCCTTGGGCGCAGACGGCACGGTTTACTGGACCATCCTCAGTGGCTCGCTGCCGGCGGGCCTGCACATCGTGCAGGACGGCTCCGACGTCATGCGCGTGGAGGGCGTGCCCAGCGGCGCGGCCGGCGCCTACATCGCGGTGGTGCGCTACACGGACCAGTTCGGCAGCTACGTGGATCGGGCGCTGATCTTCAACATCGCGCCGGCGCCGGCCTCCCTGCTGCACTTCGACGGCACGACCGGCAGCACGGTCTTGACCGATGCCGCGGGCCCGACGTGGACGGTATCCGGCTCCGGCGGTTCCATCCAGAACGACGAGCTGCTGCTGGCCGCCGGCAACTGGCGAAACACGAACACTGGCCGGGCCCGCTCGACCAACGCGGCGCTGACCGGCACCGGCTCCCAAGCCCTCACGGTGAGCTTCTTCGCCAAGACGCCAGCGCCCGCCGACCTGCAGTGCCTGTTTATCTTGGGCGGCGACTCGACCACCGGCGGCCGCGTGTGCGGCTGCTTCGTGTACCCGGATGGCCGGATTGGCCTTTACGGCACAGCGGTGAAGAACAGCCAGGGCATGTCGGAGGCCACCGCGGTGGTTGCGCCTGCGGGTTCGTACCCCTTCGGCGAGGTCGTCCATGTGGAGGTGAGCCTGTCAGCCCTGATGGGTAGCAGCCGCACCTTCCGCATCTTCATCAATGGCGTGAAGGTGCGCGAGCTGACCGGCAGCAGTGCAACGCTCAACGCCTCCGGCCTCACCTGGGGTTACGGCTACTACACCGCCCAGCGCACCCACGTGGGGCGGATCGATGAGGCGCGGGTGACGGTGGGCGCGGTGGTGCACACGACGGACTTCACGCCGCCGGTAGTGCCCTCGAGCTTTCCCCAGCCGATCGCGGCCCTGGCCATCACCGGTTCGCTGCCCGAGGGCGTGGCCGGCGTCGCGTACAGCAGTGCCACCGCCATCACCATTCACGGCACCGCGACGCCTTTCACTGTCTCGGTGGTGGAGGGCGCGCTGCCGGCCGGTTGGACCGCGACGGTTAACGGCACTCACGTGGAGGTGGTCGGCCCCGGCGTCGTCGCTGGCGCGTACAGCTTCACCCTGCAGGTGGCGGATGCCGCGGCGCGGACGGTGCGCCTGCCCCTGACGGTGCTCGTTGAATGACAGCCGCCCCCGCCACCCAGCCGCGCAAGTGGTTCCCGACGAAAGCCGCCTGGGCCGACGATCAGGTGGCGCAGCTACGCGCGAGGATCGAAGAACTGCCCCGGGCCAACACGCACGACACCCGCGGGATCCGGCAGCGCATGCAGGCGATCGAGCACCTGCGCAACGAGGTGCGGCGGATGGAGAAGATCGCCGAGCACTTCCGCCAGCGTGGCCAGTGATCAGCGCCGGGCCCGCGCCCGGCCGGCGACCAGCGTGTGCAGCGCTTCCAGTGCGGCCCGCTTCTCGGCGTCGTAGCGGTGCCGGTTGTAGTGCCGGTTCTGGACGCCGCCCAGCCCGTGGGATTGCAGGTGCGCGCGGGTTTCGTCGCTTAGGCCCAGCGCTGCCAATCTGGACTCTACGGTGCGACGGAGGTCCCCGGGGGTGAACAGCCCGGCCTCGAGCTCGCCGGCGGCATCCATCGCGCGCGCCACCCGTTTGATGGCGTCGTGCACCAGGTCATACGACGCCGCCGCCGCGCCTTCGGTCGCGGTGAACAGATAGGGCCCCAGGCCGCGCCCTCGCATCGCCTGCAGGGCGTCGACCGCGGGCGGGATCAGAGGCACCACGTGCTCGCGCGGCTGGCGTCGCCGGCCCTTGGGGTCCAGCAGGGTGACGGTCAGCGCCTCCAGGTCCAGGTCCGGCGCTTCCAGCCTGGCCAGCTGGTTGATGCGCTGGCCGCCGGTCAGGAGGTGGAATCGCAGCAGGGGCCCGTGCGGGGCGGGCAGGGCACTGATATGCCGCCAGTAGAGCCGGAGCTCGCCCGTTTGCAGGTCGCGGCTCCGGGCGCGGTTGGCGCCCTCGATCGTCACCAGGTCGCGCACCGGATTGGAGGTGATACCCAGCGCCCGGAGGCTGTCGGGCGCCGCAGGGTCCTGTCGCGCCCGGATCGCGGCGGCATAGGCGGCGCGCAGGTAGGCGCGGACCTTGGCCGCTTCGCGGAGCGTTCCGGCCCGCACAAGCCGGCTCACCACCGGCAGCAGGGCGTCGATGTCCAGATCCCGCGCCGGCGCCGCCCACAAGGTCGGCCAGGTGTCGCGCACGTGGTTGTGGATGCAGGCCTCCACCCGGCGCGCGCTCACGCGCCCAGCGGCGCGCAGGGCGTCCACGTAAGCGGTCAGGAGCGCACCCAGGCTGGTGTCCGCCGGCGGAGGCAGGGGCGCTGCGACGGGGCGCAGCGTTTCTCGCAGGTTGCGGTCGCCTTCCTGGTAGCGCCGCGACAGCTCCCCGGCCTTCGCCCGCGCTTCGGCCAGCGTCAGTCCGCTGCCCATCGGCACCCGCACCTGCCGCCGGCCCGGGGCGGTGTATCGGTAGTAGAAGGCCGCGCCGCCGCTGGCCAGCCCGCGCGCCTGCAGCTGGCCAGCGCCGTGGGGTAATGTATCGCTCGCCCATTCACCGGGTCGCAGCGTTGCCAGTCCGCGCGCCGTCAGCTGCTTTGCCTTCCCTGCCAT